AATCTTTATAGTATCTGTTTTAGGGGCTATATGGCTGTTTTCTAGCATGGTTGATAGTCGGGTACAGACAGCCTATAAACGAGGCTATACAGACGGTTCTACAGCCCTTGCTATTGATTCTCAGTGTGTCTCTTGGTTAATGAACTCTAATTTAAAAGAAGCCAAACAAAGGATATGTAAATGAGCACACGATTCTGTACTAGTTGCCAATGTACAAGAGATATAGAAGGTGGCGTATTTCGCAAGACTAAGACTAGTGGACGATGGATATGTCAGCCATGCTCTGAGCATAAGACAGAAAGCATTTATCTAAATAAGTCAGGAAAAGTAGCTGACGTTAAAACTATTATGGAAAAGTTACAAAGGAAAGCAGCATGACTGAGCTAGAGCTAGAGAGACTTAATAATTTCGTGCAGTTTGCACTAGCGGATGAAATTAACCAGCCAGCACACTATACCGATGGTGGTATTGAAACTATAGATTTTATTGAAGCTAAAAAACTTGGTTACAACTTAGGCAATGTTGTGAAATACATCAGTCGTGCAGGTAAGAAAGGTAATCGTTTGCAAGATTTACAAAAGGCACAGTGGTATCTGGCAAGAGAGATTAAAAATGAAGTAGGCATAGATGGATAAGTTTGCTCAGATAACTACTGACCAGCTTTACTTTCGTGATCCAGAAATAGAACCACCGCCAAGAGGAACCAGTATGCTGTTGCTTAACCCTGGTGGAGTATGCGTAATCGGTGTGTGGTCTGATGAATGTATTGGATGGTGTCCTAAACCTAAAGTACCTAAGACATTGAAAGAAAAGAATGCCAAAAAACAAAATAGATTATGACTGGCAAGCAGTTATAGATGGGAACAGAATAGGAATAATGAATGTTATAGACGGTATCCGCAAGGGAGAAGTTGACGAGTTAGAGCTGGAGAAACTTAATAATTTCGTACAGTTTGCACTAGCGTTAATGCAGTTATCAGGCCCTACTAAATGGGCACAAGCTAAGTTAAATGCTGAAATGATGCACTATCTAAAGGGAGAATAAATGAATTGGAATGAAACAGAAATGGACGTTATTAGGTGGTCTGAAGCTCGTGGAATCATACCTAATAGCACTTCAGTAGCTCAATATCGTAAAGCTCAGGAGGAAATGCATGAACTCCACACTGCACTTATCCAACGCGACCGTAGAGGAATTATCGATGGAGTTGGCGACGTTCTTGTATGCCTTATTAATATTTGCGCTCTTGAGAATAGCGAATAAATATGAAATATAGACTTGAATTACCAGATAAAGAAAGATTATTGGAGTTATTTGAATATAAAGATGGAATGTTATTTCACATAAAATCTAAAAGTTTTTTTGGCAAAAGAGCTGGAATGATAAATCCTTATGGCTATCGCGTCGTTAGAGCTGATGGTAGGAAATATTATGAACACAGAATTATATGGAAAATGCTAAAAGGTGATTTATGCGGAAAAGACATAGATCATATAAATGGAATAAGAAATGATAATAATATTGAAAATTTAAGAATTGTTGATAGGCAAGCAAACAATCAAAATTTAACTAAAGCAAGTTTAAATAATGTTACTGGATTTTTAGGTGTCTCTCCTAAATTTGGAAAATTTTGTGCCCAAATTAGAGTTGATGGGAAACAAAAACATTTAGGGTTATTTAAAACAGCATCAGAAGCACATGAAGTTTATTTAAAAGCAAAAAGACAATATCATGTTGGATGCACAATTTAAAGCAAACAAATACTACAGGTTAAGGAACCTCAATTGTATCTACACCGTATCTGGTTCCATTGTAATCAGTCCACGGAGTTACTTTTAAGCTATGTAAATGCCCTGTGATAATGCTAGTACCTGACTTTATTGTGTTATTGTAAACAGCATGGATACCGTTATGCCACCTGTGTTTAATCATCGTATGCTCGTTGACCATTAACGACGTAGAGAACTTCCAACGTGGAAAGTGATCCGATAGATTAAAGCCCTGTACACCTTTAAAAGAATCGCCTACCTGAGACGCTAAACGCGTGTTAAAGCGCATATCGTGATTACCCCATGTCCAGTGTAGGACAGCACTCTTAGATGCGCTCTCAACCTCATTTAGACGGTCGTGACACGCTTCTAGTTCCTGCTTTACTGTGGGAGTCTGTACCCAGCCGATAGGATCGTGGCGCGATGCCGAACTTCCATCGAATACGTCGCCATTCATAACTATGATTTTAGGCTTGAGTTCTTTGATTAGATGGACAAATGCCTTATGAGCCGTTGATATAATTCCAGGGTAATAATGGCAGTCTGATGCCACCATAATTACACCATCTTCTATTTCTGCTCTAGCCCTTACTCCATTACCAGGGTAAGTAACTGAAAACGTGGTTTTTTGAGGATCAGTAGATACTAATGCTACACCTGTTCTTCTTTCAATATCCCTACGCCTAGAAAATACAGCTCTAATACCCATATTTAATACTGTAGATATTTTTGCTGCTGATCCGTACTTATTCCATAGTGCAATAAACTCTTCTTCTGAAACTTTCATTTAGAAAGCACACGATAAACAAGCTGGCATACAGTCATCAGGGAGTTTGTTTTTAGTCATATCGTTTATATATCATATACTTATTGCAATTAAATTACAAATTACATTAAGTAAATAGCTCGTTCATCTTTTCTACGATTGACTAAACCTTTTAATACCTTGCCACCGCCACGCGTGTACTTCATGAATTCATCTGCTGCACCATCATAGTCACCTCGATTATGTTTCTGTCTCAAGGTACTACGCTGCAATGTTCCTAGTCCTACATTAAAGCTAAAAGAGACGAGCGCATCAAACTGACCTTGAGTAGTAATAACAGGGCAATAACGTAATACGCCTCGTTGAAAACGCTGCAAATCAGCTTTAAGAATCGCATCTATCTCATCCTTACTAAATACCCTGAAATCCTCAATACGAAGCCCTACAGAGCCTCTCTGAGCCACTGGTAATAGTCCCTGCTTGGGATATAAAACATGGCCTACACCGACAGTCCATAAGCCAGCAGGACAGAGGTAAGGCTTATTCCTTACTCCCTCGTGATGCTTAATGACTTTTAGAACATTGTCGCTTACGTTCATTTCTTGCTAAATGCCTGAGTACCGAACCAGAAAGCAATAACAGAAGCCCATATCAACTGAGTATCTGCATCCCATACTTCATCGATCATTTCTTTAAACGGTACATTCTGAGTCCATGCGTACCAGATGCCAGCTATATCAATAGCCACCAATAGAAAAAATAGACCATAGGTAACGGTAGGACGCACCATAGCGCGAGCATTAATTACCCACTGACTAGCACCTTTACCGATCTCTATATCGTGGTTGTACAATGCTATACGCTCGTCTGCTGCTGTCTGTAATTGAATTTGCTCTGTGTGTATATCCTCTATACGTTCCTGAGACTGGAAACCAGCTTTCTGCATCTCCATCTGCATCTGCATCTGGACTTGAGCCATAGCTAATTCATGCTTCTTATCCTGCTTATCTTGGAAAAAGTCCAATAACTTAGGTAAGCCACCAGATAAAAAACTAATGAATGTCGATAATAAAGTCAGCACTATTCACCCCTCATCTCTAAAATTATCTTAGCTCGTAATTCACGCATCTTTTTGACTTCGTTCATAGCCGCATTAGTAGCGTTATTCATGTCCATGTACATTACGCCCATTACAGGCAAGGCTATAACTAGCACAAGACACAGTACCAATAGGGTAATGAGTAAAGTCCACGGGATGTGTGGCTCGTTCGTATCAGGATCATTAGCCATAGGAACCACAGGGTTACGAACAATACTGCTAAAACTGAAGTCAGTTGTTCCTTTATTTGCCTTCTTATCCTTGCTCGTCGCCATAATGCAGCCTGTTGCCTTTGCAATTCCTGACGCTGTACTACAGCACGTTCTTCCTTCACCTTATCGCGCATTACCTCAAACTCAGACCAGACAGCACCTAATTCTGGTGGAGCCTGATATACGAGCATTTCGCGCAATTCAGTCTCTAATCGGTTCATTTCTTTTTGTGCAAGTATCCGATTAAAAGCCTCCTGATTTACTGACAACTCAGGATCACGTACCTTCTTAGTTTTTAATTCTTCCTCGTGTACGTGTTTTTCTAACTGCTCATGCGCTTTAAAGAAATTACCTAGATGACTGCTTATATCAGCGACCACATCCTTAGCTTTACCATACGCATCTACTAATTCCATTCCATCGGCTTTAGCAGTTTGATACATCTCACAACCAGTACGAACAGCACTGGCAGCAGCTTTGGCAATAGCTAATATCGTTAGCGGGTCAATTTTATTTAGGTAGAGAGCCGTTTCCAGCCATCCAGAAAAGCAGACCTAGAGCACCAGCACCAACTATCCAGAATATCTTTTTAACCACAGAACGACCTACTTCTTCGTAAATCTTCTTAAAAGCTACCTCAGCAGCTTTCTCTGCAATGTGGTCTATTTGCTGGTCTGTAAGTTCTATCTTTTCCAT